TGGCAACGTGGCTAATCTAAAAAAGTTATTTAAAGGTAAAGAAACCTATAGCGAAGAGCTTAAAGAAGGCAAAGCTATTAAGTCTGGTAAACTCACTCCTCAGCAATATGCTAAAGGTGAAAAGATGGAAGACTCTAAAAAAATGAAAGCTGGCGGTAAATGTATGGCTAAAGGCGGTGTTACTCGCGGTGATGGTTGCGTAACTAAAGGTCACACTAAAGGTAAGATGATGGCTATGGGCGGCTCTTGCTATGCTAAAGGCGGTGTTACTCGTGCAGACGGTGTAGCAACTAAAGGTCACACTAAAGGTAAAATGGTCTAGGGGATTGTCATGGCAAAAGTAAAACGCTTCAGAGGCGGCGGTAGTTCAGTAGCAGCTGCAGCACCAGAAGATAGAGAACCTAGCAGACGGCTTAAATCTAAACCTAGACCCTTTACTCGTACTTTAGAAACAGCTGAAGCAGGTGGGAATTACCCAGTTAAAGTTAATACTCCTAAAGTTGATACTGCTGGCGGTAATAATATTATTAAACGCCCCACATCTGAATTAGCTGTAAAAGCTGGAAAGTCTGGTGTTGATGTTGGAAAAACAGTAGGTAGAGCAGCAAGATTGGCTGGTAGAGCGTTTCCAATTGTTACAGGTGCATTAGAACCTTCAGAGTTGGGAGATTCATCTTTATCTAATAAAGAATCCGCAGAAATGGTTAAACGTGGTGCATTTAAACAAGACCAAGACAGTTCTACAGATGCGGCTAGCTCTCGTGCAGCGAATAGAGAAGTAATGTACGGTACACAAAAATCAGAACCATCTATACCAGCTAAAAAAGATGAACCTGTTGCTGTAGTTAAAAAACAAACTACAGTAGTTTCAAAACCTAAAGTATCTGACCCAACTAAAAGCTCTCGCAATAGTATGGCTGATGAGTGGGCGGCTTTTTCTAAAGGTAGAGAAGCTGATACCGCTGCGTTAAAAGACATTACTGACCGCTATTCAAAAACAGGTACGTTAGTTAATCCTGAAGATGAAAACGCTCGTACTAAAACTGAAGCTACAGAAAACATGAAAAAAGGCGGCATGACTAAACGTCCACCTAAACCTGCTAAGAAAGTACCGCCTAGAAAGTTTGCATTGGGTGGTAGTACATCACGGACATCGGCTTCTAGTCGTGGTGATGGTTGTGCAACTAAAGGTCATACAAAGGGTAAATACCTATGAGACCTAGCAGAGGTATGGGAGCAGTTAACCCTAAAAAGCTCCCTGGACGAAAAGGTAAAAAGAAATGACGACATCGGGTACAGCAAACTTTAACCTTGATTTAGGTGACCTCGTAGAAGAGGCGTTTGAGCGCTGCGGACAAGAGCTTCGCAGCGGTTACGATATGCGCACAGCTAGACGTTCTCTAAACTTACTCTTAGTAGAGTTTGCAAACAGAGGTATTAATTTATGGACAATTGAACAGTGTGCTGTACCCATTTCGCTTATACCGGGTCAAATTGCTTATGACCTACCTATAGACACTGTTGATTTACTTGACCATGTAGTACGTACAGGCACAGGACAAAATCAAGTAGATATTAATATTTCTCGTATCTCTGAATCGACTTACTCTACAATTCCTAATAAGAATGCACGGGGTAGACCAATTCAAGTATGGATTAACCGCCGCACAGGGGCAACTTACCCTGACGGTGCAACTACAGTTACTAAAGCTCCACAGATTAATATATGGCCTACACCAGACCAAGGCACAGCCGAAGCACCTTATTATTACTTTGTTTACTGGCGACTACGCAGGATGCAAGATGCTGGAAATGCAGTAAACACACAAGATATCCCGTTCCGTTTATTGAACGCGATGGTAGCAGGATTAGCTTTTTATCTTAGTATGAAGCTTGCTGGCGTAGACCCTACGCGTATCCAAATGCTTAAAGGGGAGTATGAGCAACAGTTAGACCTTGCACTCTCAGAAGACAGAGAGAAAGCGAGTAATCGGTTTGTTCCACGGATTATGCACGTTTAAATATGTGATTGATGTGGACAATAGTGTGACTGATGTGGTAAAGTACCCCTTTCTAAATATAGGAGGGGTTATGGCAAATCAATATAAAGATAGTAGATTAGCGTCATTCACAGTTGGTAGCGTTAGTGGTGTATACATGATTACAGATACGGTTACTAATAGAACGTATATAGGTAGTTCTACAAACATTAGAAATAGGTTAGGGCAACACTTAGGTAAGATACATAATGAGGATAATACAACAACCTATGCTAATTTTATTAGTACTTATAAAAAACACGGTGTGTCATCATTTAATATAAAAATACTAATTATCTGTGCTAAAGAGAATTTAAAGTTTTATGAAGCTAGTTGTATAGGCGCATTAAATCCTACAGAAAATACAATGAAGCGAAATGATGGTAGAATTGCATTTACTGATGAAGAACGTAAGAAGAAAGCTGAACGCACTAAAGCATTATGGGCAGACCCAAGCTATAGAGAAAAGTCTATAAATGCTCGAAAAGGTAATGCCTATAACAAAGGGTATAAATGTACACCTGAGCAAATCGAAAATAGAAAACGCGCAGGGCGGATTTCAAATATAAAACGAAATTACGGGGATACTTGGAAAGTGGAATACGCGCGTAGATACCCAGAATTTATAGGAGACTTAGATGTCTGTTAAGTACTCTTCAGGGAAGTGGAGTCACGGATTTTGCGATAGGTGCTCTCAAAGGTTTCAGTTAAAAGAACTTAAAAAGCTAACGATTAAGACTAAAGTAACCAATATTTTAGTCTGCCCTTCGTGTTGGGACCCTGACCACCCACAGTTACTTCTTGGGCTTTATCCTGTGTATGACCCACAGGCATTGCGTAACCCGCGCCCTGATACAAGTTATTATCAATCGGGCTTAAATACGTTACAATACCCAGAAGACGGAAGTCGTGTATTTCAATGGGGTTGGGCACCAGTTGGTGGCGCTTCACAGTTTGATGCAGTACTTACACCTAATTACCTTGTTGCCATCGCGTCTGTTGGCACTGTTACAATCACAACTTAGAGAACTACCATGACAGGCAAAATTAAAACAGAACCTACCCCTAAAGTAGCAGGCTATCCACAGACAGGCATTAAAACGTCTGGTGTTAAAACTCGTGGAAACGGCGCTGCAACGAAAGGTAAAATCGCACGCGGACCGATGGCATAAGCTATGACTTACGCAGAACTGGCAGCAGCAATTCAAGACTATGTAGAGAACACGTTTTCTACTGCGCAAGTTAACCTCTTTATTCAAGAGGCGGAGCAGCGTATTTACAATTCAATACAGCTTCCAGACTTGCGTAAAAACGTCACGGGTGTAGTTACTCTGCACAATAAATACCTGCAATGTCCGGGTGACTTTTTATCGGCTTACTCTATTGCGGTTATTGACCCTACATCCGGTGAGTACACCTACCTTTTAAACAAAGACGTTAACTTCATTCGCGAAGCTTACCCAAGTCCAACAAGTTATGGGACGCCTAAGTATTATGCTATCTTTGGACCGCAGTCTAATGATATAAACGAATTGACGTTTATCTTAGGGCCTACACCTGATGTGCAGTATGAAACAGAGCTTCACTACTTCTACTACCCACCTTCTATTACAAGTGGAGAGTCTGGCGGTAATACATGGTTAGGTGAAAACTTTGACTCTGCGTTGCTGTATGGCTCTATATTAGAAGCGTACACGTTCCTTAAAGGCGATGCAGACATTATGACAACTTATCGTCAACGCTACGAAGAAGCTATGAACTTACTCAATACATTAGCTACGGGCAAAGACAGAGGCGATGCGTACCGTAACGGTCAAGCAAGGATACCTGTTAGATGATAGTACAAGGCCAAACAACTAGCTTTAAAAAAGAACTTTACGAGGCTATCCATAATTTCACTACGGATACGTTAAAAATTGCTTTGTACACAGCTAACGCTACGCTGAATCAAGATACCACTGCTTACACTGCTACAGGTGAGATTACGGGCACTGGATATACAGCAGGCGGTAAGTCTTTAGTTAATCCTATAGTCAGTTCAGCAAGTGGTGTTGCGTATATTAGCTTTGATAATATCTCGTGGACTTCAGCAAGTTTCACAGTACGTGGCGCGTTGATATATAATAGCTCTAAAGCTAACCGCTCTGTCGCTGTACTGGACTTTGGTAGCGATAAGGTAACAACCTCAACTTTTACAATAACTTTTCCAGCGAACACAAGCACCTCAGCTATTATTCGCTCTTCTAATTAGGTAAACAATATGCACTCAGAAAAAGTAGATGCTCAAGATTCAGCTGGCGTAACACTCATTCGTGGCGGAGAAGCTAATGAACAAATTCAAATTACAGGTCATTATGACGTTAAATGCCTTGATGCTGATGGTAATGTGAAGTGGGAAGACGAGATTAAAAACCTTGTCGTAACTGTTGGCAAAAACGATTTACTTGATAAATATTTTGCAGGTTCTGCTTATACAGCAGCTTGGTATATGGGTCTTGTAGACAATGCGTCGTTTAGTGCATATGCCGCTGGTGATACACTAGCTTCTCATGCTGGATGGCTTGAGTTTTTAAATTACACTATTTCAGGCAGTTCAACTAACAGAGCGACAGCAGCTTGGAACGCAGCATCGGCAGGTTCTAAAGCATCAACAGCCACTACGTTTACAATCAGTGGTGCTGGCGGCACAGTTCTTGGTGCTATTATGTGTACAACACAAGCAAGAAACACCGCGTCCAATGGTGGTGCAGGTATTCTCTATTCTGCTGGTAGCTTTACTGGTGGTAGCCGCGCTGTTACAGCAGGGGACACTTTATTGGTTACTTATACAGCGTCAGTTTAGGGGTGATGTATGGCTTTAGTTTTAGCGGATAGAGTTAAGGAAACGACTACGTCTATAGGCACTACCGCTATTACTTTAGCTGGTGCTGCAACAGGGTATCAGACATTTTTACTAGCAATAGGTAATGCAAATACTACTTACTATACGATTGCAGACCAAACAGGCGCTAACTGGGAAGTAGGCATTGGTACCTATACAACAATTGGAAATACTTTAAGTCGAGATACGGTATTAGCATCTAGCAATGCTGGCGCGTTAGTTGTATTTCTTACAGGCACTAAAGATGTGTTTGTCACTTACCCTGCTGAGCGAGCGCTGTACACTGGCGGACCTTTAGGAACTCCTTCTAGTGGTACGTTAACTAACTGTACATTCCCAACACTTAATCAAAACACAACTGGAACCGCTGCTGGTTTAAGTGCTACATTAGCCATTGCATCGGGTGGTACAGGAGCTACAACGTTAGCTGGTGCAAACTTACCAGTAACAAACGTAGCTAACACCTTTACAGGCACACAAACATTTAGTGGAACATCAACTACACTAGCGGCTATATTAACTAATGCGGCTGAAACCACTACGGTGTCTGCTACTGCGGCTACGGGAACAATTGCTTATTACACGAGTTCTCAGTCAGTTTTATATTACACAAGCAATGCGTCTGCTAACTGGACTTTAAACATTACACATTCAGCAGGAACTACATTAAATACTGCAATGGCTACAGGTCAAACTATTACAGTCACTCACATGGTTACACAAGGAACATCAGCATTTTATAATAGCGTGGTACAAGTAGATGGAACAACATCGGGTGTAACAACTAAATGGCAAGGTGGCGCTGCACCAACTTCGGGAAGTACTAGCGCGGTTGATGTGTACACATATGCAATTATAAAAACAGGTTCTGCTACATTTACTGTTCTAGTTGCTCTTTCTAAATTTGCTTAAGGACTATTTATGCCTTTAGTATCAAGTCTAGGATTAATGAATGCAATCGGGTTTGGGTTTTCAGCAGCTATTACTCCAACAATAGCAGTAGCTCATTTTTCAACACCATTTATATCTACTTATCCTTGGTCCGCTGGATTTGGTACTAAATACGCTGACCCTAGCACTTTACCTCCTAGTACTGGGCGTGGTGTGTCTTTTAACTCTACAGGTACAGCAATAGCAGTAGCCCATGATATAACTCCGTTTATATCAGCATACCCATGGAGTGTTGGATTTGGTACTAAATACGCTAACCCTAGCACTT